TATGTATGAGGCAATGTACTTATTGCAAGGTATGTTATGACCCAGTATGTGAGATCAGATGAAGTGTAGATACTGTGGGTTTGAGACCAGAGATCCAATAGAGGTTAAAAACAATAGAGTTATCAAGGACTTATTGAGTGAAGGCTTATCTATTGAGAGAGTAGCCCAGATCCTATCAGTTGATAGATCTAGAGTAATTGGGATATTGAATATATTAAACGAAGAGAGACATCAGGAAAAGATACGTGATAGAGACCTTAGATCAATCGCTTACGAGTGAGCAACAATACGAGGTTTACAAGGTAGCATTGAGAGAGGCTTACAAGGATTCTCTTTATCAAACTGCCAAGACCTTATTGGGATACTCAGACATGGAGATAGAGACTCATGCTGCTATCATAAGGCTATTAGAGTCTGGCAGGAAGAGAAAGCTTTGTTGTGTTCCTAGGGGTTGTTTTAAGTCTTCAATAGGTGTTGTGGGTTATTGTATATGGCGATTAATAAGAGACCCAAACCTTAGAATACTAATAGATTCAGAGCTTTACACTAACTCTGTGAACTTCTTAAGGGAGATCAAAGAGCACGTTCAATCAAGTAAGTTTGTGGAGATATTTGGTAATTGGAAGGGTCCTGTATGGAATGAGGGTCAGATAGTTATAGCCCCAAGGACACAGATCAAGAAGGAAGCCTCAATCACTTGTTCAGGTGTTGGTGCAACAAAGGTTGGTCAGCATTATGACTTGATAATAGGCGACGATTATAACTCAAATGCTAACTCAGGGACAGACGAAGGTCGAAGAAAGATCATAAATCACTATAAGTACAATCTATCTATTTTGGAACAAAAGGGTGAATATGTTCTAATAGGTACTAGATATGCTGAGAATGATTTAATAGGTTGGGTAATAGAGCACGAAATTGGTGTTAAGGATTTCCGTGATAGGAATGACTTTTTAAGAAATGGATTAACAAAGAAAAACGGAGTATATATATATGAGTGATGTATTAAGGTCTCATGCTACAGTGGTGGATACGCTAACTGTGGCTTCTGGAGGGACATTAAACGTATCTGGGAACGAGAGAAACCTAATTCAAACAACTATCAAGTATGCTTCTGGTGGTACTTTATATGTCATGGGAACCACAAATCAACCCGCAGGGACTACATTAGGTTGGTTAATGAGTTCTACAGAGGTTCATCACCACATGGGCCCAGATAGCTTTTATTTAGCCGCTTTGGGTGCTACTACTCTAGTTTATAGAATGAGAGTATATGGAGAGGGTTATTTAGAGGGGACTTTTAGTTGATCTTAGTTCACTTACCTAATCCATTATATTGTGCATATAGACTTTACCCAGTCTTGATAACAGATGGTTCAATCCATGTGAGGTGTGGCCAATGGGAGTAATGGTATCTAGTATTGGTGAAGATTCTGATGGCTTAACGCTATCTCAAGAATCCATAAATACTGTCACGACAACTGTAGTAGGTAGTGTGGGTACTGGTGAGACTTCCATCACTTTAGTTGACGTTAAAGCTGTAGATATAGCTCCAACGGCGGCAGATGGTGGTACTTATTACTTTTCTTACAATTCAGGTGCTCAAACATCGAGTACAGGCAAGGTCTTAAGCTCTTCTAAACCCTTGATATTAGTGGCAGATTACGGTGAAAGGTTAAATTTTACCATATATATCTCTAGGTCTACGGGTTCAGGCACATTATTGGTGGATGAGTACACTTTATGAAGATAACAAGAAGTCTAGGCAGTTTAGATTTAAGTGGTTTTACAGATGGTTCGGTATTATTCGCTGATGGCGGTGCTATTGCAGAGAATAACGCTGAGTTTTACTTTGATACCACCAATCACAGGTTAGGATTAGGCCAAAACGCTTCAGATTTCGCTATTGATGTGAATGGATTCACTTCTTTAAGAACTTCTTTTGTTATTAGGGAAGAAGGCTCAGATAACGCTTGGATGCAAGCTTTGATGAGAAATGGTAGTGGTCCTGCAAGGCAAATGGTGGCTAAGTCTAGAGGTACTAGTGATGCACCAACGGTAGTAATTGATGGTGACGCAGTTGCCGAGTGGCAGATGGTGGGATATAACGATGATTTATCTCGTTACAATCATGTAGCTATTCTTAGAGCTTCTGTTGATGGGACTGTTGGCTCTGACAAGGATATGCCAGGACGCTTAGAGTTCCATACAAACGATAATTCTACTGCAGACATGACAATCTCTGCCATGATTGATTCCAATAAGGATTTCACCACTTATGGGCAATTAAGGGTAGATCCTGGAAGTGACACAGATACAAATATAATTACAGTTGATGTTACTGGTACTCCTACAATGTCATGGAATGAGACAGGCGACGCTTTTGAGTACAATAAAGGCGTTATATTTAGCCCAGGTTCAGACACAGACATTACTCTTGTTACAGTGAATGTGACAGGCCAGCCTACATTTAGATGGGATGAGTCCGAAGATGAGTTTATCTTAGGTGCTAATGTTACAATTGAGGGAGATATTTACACTCAATCAGTGACCTTTGAGGGTGACATGAGTGAAGCTGACTGGGGTATGTTTGGTATTCGTGTTACTGGTACTGGGTTATCTACTTTCACAAATACTTCAACTGCTGCAAGTGGAACTGTTTCCAGGGCCACTACAGTTGTTTTATCTCAAGGAACTATTGCTGCCACAAATTCAAATGTTACCTATACTGAATATTATGGAGCCTACTGTTATGAACCAACGGCAGGAACCAATGTTACATTTAGCAATAGGTTTGCCCTTGGTGCTCAACATATTAAGGTTGATGCTCAACCTGTAGCAGCTATATCATCAAACCTTGGAGCTATCTATGTAGCCGGAACTACGGAATACACGGCTGCTGGGAACTACGCTCACCCCGCCGTACAATATGCTTCACAGGCTGACTTTACAACTTCACCAAATGCGTATGGTGCCGGATTCTTGTTTTGGAACAAAGCTACATATAATTATACAAACTCAAATGGTGCTTTTAGTGTTGGTCCGTCGTACACACTAGTAGATCAAAAACTTACAGAAGTCACAAACGCATCAGCAACTAAAACGTGTGCTTTTGATATATCTATTTTGGTTAATCCAACATACAGATCAACAGGAACTGGGACATTAACCGTATCGGCAGCTTATGGGCTTAGGAATAATTTTGTTTTTGATTCAAGAAGTACAGCAACCGAACTTTTTGGTGCTCAGTTTCTTGATGTTACTTTGAGTGACACAGAGACTACTTCTCCTGGAACTGTAACAAGTCATGCTGCTATTTGTGTTGCTGACTTAGTGAACGCAACAAATAATACGTCTTTGCTACTTGGCACCTCTACAATACCTACTGGCGACTGGAGTATTTACCAAGCTGATACAAAGGTAAATAGGTGGAATGGCGGTCATAGATTTAAAAGAAGAATATCAACAACGACAAATCAATCACTATCAAGTGCGGACCACTACACATCTTCAGACAATAACGCTGGAACAACTGTTACACTACCAGGAGCAAATGCGGGCTTACATCAAGTAGTAGTTAATGCAAATACGGCAGGTGGTGCTGTGTTAGTTCAGGCAAACTCTGGCTCTGGTGATAGTATTGAGGGTGGTGATGTGACTCTCTATAATAGGGGCGATGCAATTACTCTATATGCTGAGTCATCTTCTTTATGGAGAGTTGTTTCTAGGTATCAACAGGGAACAGACCTTACTACTGTGACGGGCGACTACACGCTGCTTTGGAATGATAGACACATTGATTGTAATAGTACCTCGGCAATTTTAATTACTGAAGTAGCAAATCCTGTGCATGGTCAGATGTTTACAGTGACTAATGTTAATACTGGAGCTGTTACTTTCAGTTTTGACATCAGTGGTGATAGTAGTCTATCATTAGGCCAATGGGAAGGTGTAACCTTTCGATATAATTCAACAATTAGTAAATGGGTAGCGACGGAGTATTAAATGGGTTTAAAATCAAATAGTATGGTATCAACCAATAATTCAACTTCAACTCTACTAACTAATGCGAGTGTGTTTACTGGTACTGGAGAAGATGTTTCTGGATACAACACAGTAACGGTTGCAGTTAAGACAGACCAGAATGGTACTTTCTCGGTTCAATTCTCCAGTGACAATACGAATTGGGATTCTGTTTTAACAAGGCAATATAGAACAAATCAGATTGAAGCTCCTCATAAGTTTACAATCACAAGAAAATATTGTCGTGTTGTGTTCACTAATAATAGTGGGTCAGATCAGACTTATCTAAGATTGCAAACTATATTTAATAGCCATCCAGATTTAAACGCTCCTTTGGATTCTACATTATCGCAAGATTATGATTCAACTTCAGTTCGACCAAGTGATTATCATTACGAAGTTGCTTTGGCGAGAAGACAAGGTAACACTCTTTGGAATAAGTTTGGTTATAATGCTGATATTGATACTGGTACAGAAACTATATGGTCAGTTGGTGGTACGTTTGCAAAGCTAACTACGGCTAGAACTTTGTCAGTAGTTTCTACTTCTACTGCTGACGATAGTGGTTCCACTGGAGCTGAGTCTGTTAGAATTTATGGAGTTGATGCCAATTGGAATGAGCAGACCGTTGATGTAGTTATGGACGGTACAACTCCTGTTGTGACTACTGAGACATGGTTAGGTGTAAATAGAATGGCAGTAACGCTTGCTGGTTCAGGCCAAGCAAATGCAGGGGTAATTACTGCTACAGCTACAACTGACGCAACTGTTCAAGCACAAATTCCAGCAGGGGAAGGTTCCTCTCAACACGCCTTCTTCTTTGTTCCAGCAGACCACCAAGCACTGGTCGATTGGCTCTATATAACACTAACTAAAAACGCTGGCGGGACTCAGCCTGATCTTATAACTAAGGCATGGGTTTTCTCTGATATTTCTAATTGTTGGTATGAGGTGTTTAGAGATCACATGAATGGTAATGTGGAGAATCACAGTAATTTAGTCCCTTCGCAGCCATTTGTTGTAGGGGAAAAATCTTTACTTGAATTTAGATCTACGACAGATCAAGATAATACTGAAGTTACCTGTAGGTTTTCTTTAATTGTAGTTCGTGATGTAGACGCATAGGAGACAAAATGAGTTTAGCAGATGATTTATATTCTATTGGTTTAAAGATAGAGCAGCTAAAGGCTTTACGGCCTGAAATTACATTCTCCGTTGAGAACAAACAAGATCCTCAAGGTGACTACTTTAATTTCAGAGCTGACTACACAGTATTAAGTTCAAGGGATGCTAGTTATGTAATTGATGTATTTGAAGCCTTAAGACAACAATATTTAACAGAGGATAGTAATTAAAATGGGAAAAGCAGAATTAGCTGCCGCATGGCAAATAGTAAAGACAGAATTAGACACATTACCTGATGACTATGACAAGCTTGATTTATTAGAGATGGCCGATGAGTTTATTGACGCAAAGTCTAAAGAAGTTGACGAGTCCTTAAAGAGCGTTGACCCCACAAATATCAGTGACGTACCATCAGGGCTTGCTAAAGTTTTAATTAATAAAAAATGGTATAACATTAATACTAAAACAGGTGAATTAACGCCAAGATAGGAGACAAAATGCAAGAAACATACCAAAAGAAAAAGCTGGCATGGCAGAACATTTTACACGCTACAAGTATTGCTGAAATGAGTAAACAGAAACACGCTCAAGTTGAACAAGACTTAGTGTATTTAGGCAAGGAATTGGGTTTAATACAAGACCAAAAAACTCCTGTTGTTGAGCCAGAAGTGGTAGAAGATGCCAATTAAAGTAAGTAGTCGCCCACCAACGCCACAAGAAACTAAAGAATTACAAAAATCAGAAACAGAAATAGAAGTTAGGGATTATGCACAAGAAAATCCTAAGGATCTATCTGAATCTGTAATTAAGCTAGTTTTAGATAGTGAAGAGTTTCAAGACGTTTTAAGAGATTGTGTTCATAAGTCTGCTGACTTTACTATGACAATTATTGAGCGTCATTTGCAAGATTATCATAAACCAGAAAAGCCATGGTGGAAATTTTGGGGATAGATGATTACCAGTGGAACGTGGTCTATGAGGAAGCGTATAAGGAAGACGGTTCTTTGTACTTTCCTCAAAGGCTTGACCAAGATTTTTTAGATAATAAGCGTAAGGTGCTAGGTTCTTACATATTTGCCAACCAATACTTAAATAGGGTTGTACCAGATGAAGAACAAGACTTTAAAAAATCATGGATCAAATATTATCATTTTCTCCCACCGGAGAAGTACACGTTTGTCACTATTGATCCGGCGATTAGCCTCAACGATGGTGCTGATTATACTGCTTTCTGTGTTGTTCATGTTGACCCAGATCGTAACTGGTATGTTCAAATGGCTAATAGATTGCGTATCAATGCTACTGACACAGTGAAGTTGATATTTGAGTTATATGATCGTTTTAAACCTCAAGTTATAGGGGTTGAGGCGATTGCCTATCAACAGGCACTAATTCACTTTTTACAAAATGAGTCCAAAAGACGCGGTTTACACCTCCCAATAATGGAGATTAAGGCCGCTAGACTCGACAAAGAGGGTGGTAAAATGGTTACTCCCTCTAAATATATTAGAATAAGACGTTTAGTTCCTATGTTTGAATGGGGTAAAATCTTTTTAAACCAAGGACTACATGATTTAGAATTAGAATATTCTTCATTTCCTAGAGGAAGTCATGACGACATCATGGATGCTTTAGCTAGGGTTGAAGATGTAGCATATTATCCACATTCTATAAGGAGGATGAAACGTGACCCACAACCAAACGACCCAGAATACGAAAGATGGTATATTGGACAGCTTGCTAAAGGAAAAAGACCGGAAAAGTGAGGCTATTTCAGCTCCACTAGAATCTGAGTCTCCTGAAGTTAAAGAACCAGTAGGATTTTCTGAAGAAGAAGTAAAAAAAGAAGTAAAAAGAGAGAACGAAATCGAGAATTTTGAGACCAAAATAGCTATTGCTGCTAGAAATGGTCAAAAATGGATGGAAGTGCCTAAAAATATCTTAGTAAACCTATGCAGAGGTGAATATCCGAAGTCTGGGTACATTATTTGGAAGAATGTTAAGGTATGTGAAATGGGTAGAGCTGAAGAATTGGCTAAAAAAGATGGAGAAACAGCTTTTGAAAGGGTTTTTCCTGGTGAAACTACCAAAGTAGGTGTGTAATGAACATTGAATTGGTAGTTATTTCATCTTTGTTGGTTTTAACAAATTTGTATTGGATGTATCATTCTCAAAAATTAGTAGATAAGATAATGAGTAGAGATTTCACCGAATACAGAACAGCAGAGATAAAAGAGCCAGTTAAACGTCCAGAAAAGGTACAACAAGGGGTGCCTGAAAACCTTGGCCCATTGCAAGATTTCGTCCTTTAGAACTAGAATAAGCTAAGGGGAATCATAGTGAGTATTTTTGACAAAATAGGTTCGATTATGTCTTCTGCTGACGATCAAAGTCAAGAAGACAAGAACCTGGCATCATATCTTAAATCGAGAGTATCAGAAATCCGTTCAAGCTCAAGCCGCATTGCGCATGAGGGTGTATGGATGACCAACATTGCATACTTATTAGGGTATGATTCTGTTTACTATGATACTGATTCTAGACAATTCAAACCTGTTGGATCGGGGTCGCAATATCTAGCGAGAAATCGTATTCACGTTAATAAGATTCTTCCAATCATCCAAAACAGACTAGCCAGATTATGCAAAAACCCACCTCGCTATGATGTGCGCCCCAATTCCAACGATCAAGAGGACAAAGACGCTGCTAGATTAGGTGTGAAGCTAATTACTAACGTATGGGACCGAGAAGCCTTAAATAAGAAGCGTATTGACCTGTATATGTGGATGCAACAATGCGGATTTGCTTGGATAAAGACCTGTTGGGATGATGAAAAGGGTAAAATGGCCTACAATCCTGAAACTGGAGAAATAGAGTATGAGGGTGATATAGCCTGTGAGGTTTATTCACCTTTTGAGGTATTTCCTGATCCATTAGCCAAAACAGAAGAAGATATGCGTTACTTGATGACCGTAAAAGTGCGTAAATTGGATTATTTCAGAAACAACTATGAAAAGGGTAACTTAGTTAAATCTGAGGATGCTTGGCTACTATCTACTCAATACCTCCTGCGTGTCAACTCAATGAACACTCAGGGGCCCACATCGTCCGCTATTCAGCAGCAAATGGAAAATGCGGCCCTAGAGATAGCTTACTACGAAAAACCCTCTAGAAAGCATCCTGGGGGCAGATTAGTGATATGTGCTAATGGTGTGATCCTAAGAGATGATCCATTGCCTGTAGATGAGATCCCTTTTTCTAAATTTGATGACATTGTAATTGGCGGGAAAATCTATTCTGAGAGTATTATCACACACTTACGTCCTATGCAGGACCAATTTAACCGAGTAATCACCCGTAGAGCAGTATGGACCAATGCTTTGTTGGCCGGAAAATATATCGCAGCTAGAGGTCATGGACTGTCTCAAGAGGCAATAAATGACACTACAGAGGTTGTAGAATACGATCATGTTCCAGGGGCACAGCCTCCTACTGCCATGAACATACCTAATATCCCTCAATATGCCTATGCCGAGGAGGAGTCATTAGAGCAAATGCTAAATGATGTTGCTGGCATAAATGAGGTCTCCAAAGGGCAACTTCCTGCTGCTGGACTTCCTGCTATTGGGATGCAGTTATTAACAGAGCAAGATGATACTCGTATTGGGATTATGATTGAGCGTCATGAATATGCCTGGGCCAAGGTAGGTCGTCATATTCTTAAATATGCTGAAAAATACTATCAAAACGAGAGAATGTTAAAAGAAGTAGGTAGTGGGGACCATTACGAGGTCAAAAAATTCAAAGGTGAAGATATATTAGGAAATAATGATGTTATTGTTATTCGTGGCTCTACTTTGCCTGGTTCTAAGGTACTACGTCGTCAAGAACTACTAAATTTATACGAAAGAGGTCTTTTAGGAGATCCTATGCAGCCTGAAACTAGAGAAAAGGTATTGGGTATGTTGGAATTTGGCGATGTTCAGGAAGCTTGGAAAGAGCATGAGACTGACATGAAACAAATAGAGCGTGATATTGAGATGATGAAAGAGGGCAATTATGTTCAAATTCATGAACTCGATAACCACCCTTTACATATCAAAGAAAAGAACAACTTCAGAAAAACAGATGATTTCCTTCAATTAGATCCTAATTCTCAGGTTCTTTTATTGGAAAACATAGAAAAGCATATCCAAGCCATGACTGGAATCATGGAAGATGCCCAAGGCACTCCAAACATGAATGATCCTAATGAGAAGGCCGATATGGAAAAAGAAGCCTTACTGGATTCTGCGGATATGATGCAGGATATGGACGATATTCAGTTAGAACAAGGTGGCGAAGCCTCTTTAGTTCCTGATGAGCAAAATCCATACGCTATGGACCCAATGGGAGGATTTTAATGGGATTTTCTATGAAACTAGACTCTATAAAAAAAGTAATGTCAAAGATACCAAAAGATAAGGTTAAAGAGGACTCTCCTTTGGCAAAAGCTATATCAAAAGCAAGAACTTCAAGAAAATCAAAAGCAAATTTTATGAGGGGAATTTCTTCAGATGTTTTAGGTAGAGTTCCAAGCACTATAAAGAAAAAAACAAATCCTGAAACAAAACCAAAAACCATGAAAGAAGCTGATGAACAACTTGAAAAGAAGATTTCTGGGAAGGGCGAAGCATAATGTTTTTTGATTGGCTTAGGAAAGCAATTTTTGGACATTTGAATAAAGGAATTGAAGAAGGAAAAAGACTTCAAAGAGAAAGAGAAGAAGCTAAACGTAGAGCTAGAGAAGAATATGAGCAAGCTAGAAGGCAGCGTGAACAAGAAGATCAACAGCCAGTTGGTGCATCTCTTTTAACTGGGGTTACTTTAATGGGCACTAATTTTAATCCGTATGGAGCAACCACAATGGAAGGTGCTTATAACAATTTATTTGATGCCACTCAAGGTATGGGTGGAATGACAATGACATCGGGAGCGACATTATATGCGAATCAGTAATGCATTAATACAAGCAGTAAAGAAGGCAAAGCAAAAGGGTGCTTTAACTAGAGCTCAAGAAGATGAATTGTTTCCTGAACAAACTTCCAAGGAATCTGAAGATATTGAAAGAATGGAAGAAGATAGAAAGCCAAAACCTGAGAAATATGATTTTGAGCCTCTAGATGGAGAGATGCCTAAAAAGAAAAGGGTAGATAAGCCAAACAATATGACAAAAGACGAATGGAAGAAATTTAAAAGTAACGCAGGGGTAGAATAATGTCTCCTATGATTAAAGCGATGATGATGATGAGGGAAAAAAGTCTTTTAGCTAAAAAGAAAGACTCTCCTACAAAGGAAGACGATGAAGATAAGCCTGAAAGAAAAGATACAGAGATTGCACCTCCAACTGCTGCTTCTAAAGCAAATGACGAGAAAGTGAAGCAGGAGAAAATGATGGAGGCTATGCAAGACGATCAAAGATTAGGAATGTTAATGAATGGGGAAATGAATCCCCAATCTTTAGATGACATAGCAATGATGGAATACCAAAGAAAGGAACAATAATGGACCAAAACCCACAAGATGACCAAAGATTAGATGACGTTGTTATACCAGATGAGCAACCAGAGGAACAGCCTCAAGAGGAGTCTCCAGTAGATGAACCTCAAGATGATGGACCTTTGGACTTAGAAAGTGTAGAGCGTTTTAAATTTGCTGGCAGAGAATGGACTCCCAAAGAAATGCAGGATGCCTATTTAATGCAAGCGGATTACACTCGCAAAACTCAAGAACTTGCAGACGAACGTAAATATATGGGCGCATTGCAAGCAGACTTGGCGGCTGTGAGAGAAAATCCAAAACTCGAATCTGAATTTAAAAAGTTATACCCAGAAAAGTATCATGCTTATTTGGGTTATGTTTTACCAGACAAGCGAGTTGAGGAGTCGGGGGATCAAGTACCTAAAGAAGTCTTAACCAAATTGGAAAAGATGGAGAAGTTTATTGAGTCACAACAATCAAAGGAAGAGGAACTAAAAGTACAGGAATATTCTAATTGGATAGCGGATCAGGAAGCTAAACATACTAAAAAGTATGAATTAGCCAATCCTGTAGATGTCTGGACAAGAATACAAGCCGGTATGGAACAGGGACAATTCAAAGAGAGCGATGTGAATGAAAAAATGGTTGAACAATATTTCAAGCAATCTCATGAGCAGACCCAAAAGGTGTTTGATAACTATTCAAAGAAACAATTTGAAAACAACAAACAGGTAAACTCTAAGGCTAAAGATACTGGTAAGGGTGGTAATTCACCTGGTCAAGCTCCTAGGAAACTAAGACTTGATGAAGTGGATGATGTTCTTATCAAGGATCTCCAAGCCAAAGGTTACTAAGGGGTAAAAAAATGGCTAATCAATTTCAAAATATTACGTCGGGATTGGCTGAGTTGAAAAACTATTACCAAGGCCCGATGACATCTCAATTCAATGATGATTTGCCCATTTACCGAGGTTGTGAAAAAGGGAAACACGCATGGAGCGGATACCAAGTAATCCGTCCTATCAAAACCCGTCGCAATCCTGGTATTGGTGCAACGTCTGATGGCGGTTCACTACCTTCAATCGGTAGACAAACCACTCGTCAGGCAATCATCAGCGCAAAATACAACTATCTGCGTTTCGGTATTACTGGCCCAATGATTAAGGCTTCTCAAAGTGACGTTGGTTCATTTGTGCGTTCTGCATCTTATGAATTAAAAGAAGGTTATACTGACCTTAAAAATGACGTTAATAGACAGCTTTCATGGGATGGTACTTCCGATTTAGCACGTTGTAATGCTGCTGTTGCAGCTTCTACAACTTTGGTTGTAAAAGGTCGTGAGGATACTGAGCAAGCTCTAAAATTCTTAGACATTGGCATGGTTGTTGATATTTACAATGGTTCTACTAAAGTAGCTTCATCTGTGACTATTGACGACATCACTTCTGGTGATGCTAACAGTTCTACAGCTACATTAACTATGTCTGCTGCTATTACTGTAAGTGAAGACGATGTTATTGTTAGAGCTAACTCTTTTGGTCAAGAGGTAGAAGGTCTTTTAACTCAGTTAGATGGTGGTGTTACCACTGTTTTTAACATTGATAGAAGTGCTGAGATTTCTTTCCAAGGTAACGTAGTTGACCGTAGTGGTGGACAATTAACTCTGGATTCTATGCAACAAGCTTTTAACGAAGCTATGCGTAGAGGTGGTCCTGGTTTGTCTGCTCTATATTGTGACTACGATACTCACAGAATGTATCAAAAGTTATTAACTGTAGATAAGCGTTATTCTAACACTGTAAAAGGTGATGGTGGTTTCGCAGCTAAGGATAAATCTTACTTAGATTTCAATGGTATTCCATTGGTAGCTGATAAAGATTGTCCTCCTAGATTATTCTTCTTACCTAAGAGCATGATTAAAAAATATGTTCTTTGTGAGATGGAATTTGCTGATGAGACTGGATCTATGATGATCGCTCAATCTGGTGAAGATAGCTTTGAAGTTCGTGTAAGACACTTCTTCAACTTGTTCAACGAGAAGCCTTCTGCTTCTGCTGTATTGACTAACTATATCTCACCCTAATCGGAGTTGATATGAACTGGCAACTGAGACAAATGAATACAGCAATTAAAAAGCATGACAGAGACTTGTTTGTTAATGAAAGTCATACTGGAATGGTGCAAATCTTTCGTAAGAAGGGTAAGCAAAAACAGTATGTAATGTCTTTAACTGAAGATTGGTCTGCTAATTCTGAGCCTGTTCCTTGGGGTACGTTGCCGGTTCTCCAAAGGTTGAAAATGATCGACGTTTGGAATAATGAAGCACTTTTTGAAGAGATGGAAAAACAAAGACAGAAGGATGAAAAGTCTAAAGAACGAGAGTTCGATAATCAGACTGAAAGCTTTCTTTACGAGTTTAGAGATCAATTCAAAAAAACATTTAATGATGTAAATACTGCGAATATGGATAAAACAAAGCATCTTCGCATGAAAGAAAGGAAACGAAAATGGGAATAGCTAATAGAGATAAGGACGCTTCTGAGAAGCAGTACTCCGTACAAAATCAGTGGAATATCGCTGCTGATTTAGTAACTGGTGCTACTGTAATGGCTCATATTGTGTCACATCCTGCTAAAATGAAGTCTGCCCAATTTGCTGCCCTTGGTGTGTCTGGTTCTCCAACTTACCAAGTAAATGCATTGAGATGGACTTCTGCTGGTTCTACAGTAATCCCTCTAGGTCCTGCGGCCACTGTGTCTGCTGATTTTGGAGTGTCTGGTTCTGTAGTTGAACAATCAAGTTCATTAATTTCTTTGGAAACTGGTGATGTACTTCACGTTATCACTGGCGGTGCTAACTCTGCTGCTCTAGATTTATCTTGTGCAATCGTGTTAGAAGCTCTCCAAGACATTAAAGAAGAGTTCGGTAGTCAAGAATAGGCTCGTCGTCAGTGGGTGACGGCCTTGGGGGGAGTTAGGTTTTTGTCTCCTAGTCGGCTCCTAGCTCTCCCCGTTTTTTAATGAGGTATTATGTCAGATTTTTTATACAAACCAAAATCAATAGCTCCTATTTACTTTGCTGCTAATAACGGCACAGCAGGGGTGACTTTTGACATAAGCTCAGAAACTTTAGTTGTTATATTTGACCACGTATCTCTACAGTCTGGAGTTGGGTATTCTCTAACAGGTGGAGAAATAACCATAGAAAAAGCTGGAAAATACTTCTTTGATTGGTGTGCTTTCACCGCAGGAGCTTCTTTTAATACCTCCTCAACAGATGAAGTATGGTTTGATATTTCAGTTAATAATGTAGAGAAGTTGGCATCTCAACAAGAAAAGAAGTCTGCCTCTAAAACTGAAAGAATTGGTGCTTTTAACGTATCTGGGACCATTGAATTAGCTGTGGGAGACATAGTTAGACCAAGGATTCGTCGTGATTCAGGAGGCCAAACTACATGGAATTTGGATGTAGGAGCCGGAAAGAATACATTTTGTTTTTGGAGGACTAGCTCATGAGTAGGAAGTTTGCCTCAGTATTCTTTAAAAACACTCAAGGAACATTTGGGCTTGATGGTACTGCTAAGACCGTCACATTTACAAATCTTTACAATAACACTAATGACATAGCCAATCTTACTACTGGTATTGTGACCATTGATGAAGATGGGCTTTATTATGTATGTGCTCAATTATCTACCGAAAGCTCGGACACATTACCAACAGAATACACAGATTTATACTTATTTAAAAACTCTACTCAGATATGCCAAATGAAGCGCGGCGATGGACATTTAACTACTAGGACTAATTTTAGAAAATATTTAAGAGTTGGCACCCTAGTAAGGGCTAGTTCTGGTGATACCTTTTCTATCAAGGCATTATCAGATGTTACTGTTAACATAGAAGACGCATATTTCAACGTATTAAGGGTGTTTGACTGATGTTTTTATTTGGACCTGTAGATATATTTAACTCATCAAATATGATTAACTATTCTAATAGTTTAATTGATAGTACAACTTTGACCGCTACTCCAGCAATCATTCCAGCTAAAAATGTGGTCTTTGATGACAACTTAACATACGACACTGTAAACAACCGTATTGTTGCAAAAGAAGCTGGAATATTCGTATTTAATGTAAATATAGGAATTAATAAAGCAGCAAGTGGAACGCCAGGTGAAGGTGATGACGGGGTAAGATGTGCTATTGTAAGAGATGGCATTACTATGTGTGTGGCTTTTAGTGAGTTTGGCAACGATGGGATTGTTAATTCAAACTTTAACTTTTTGAACATTAGCTTCCCAATGGAGATGAATATAGGAACGGTTGCACAGATTTGGGCATCTTGCTCTCAAACAGAAGTATTACAAGGTCCTGTTAGATCATATTTAACAGTAAATAAAATAGGAGAATAAAATGGTTAAAACATTTGGGGTGGTATTTACCACAGACGATCCAAGCGCAGAATCAGGATTAGTCCCTGTTTTTGACAAGTTTAAGACAATAAGTGGAACTTCAGTGGCAGTACCAACTATCTCAGAATTAGGATCTGACGGTTTGTATTACTTCACAGCTACTTTATTAGCCAATGAGCTAATCTATTTTGTAATGGATGGAGCTACTACTGGATTGGGTGGTAATAGGTATGTATCAGGGATGCTAGATCCTGCTGATGCAATAGACGTTCAGACAACTAATTTCTCAGGAACAATGACCGCCGTACTTGGTGCCACTACTTCAGCTATTGGAGATGATTCTACTGCCCCTGCCGATATGTGGGGATACCTAATGAGACTACGAGAGTGGTTAGAGGGTGATGGAGAATACAATAAGGCAACTGGTGCATGGACACAAAAGAACATAGCAGGAACAACAACATTATCAACTAAAACACTAGCTGATGGAGCTACCATAGTTAGTAAAACTTAAGGAGACTAAATGAAGCCGACATTATCACTTTGTATGATCGTAAAGGACGAAGCCCACAACTTACCACGTCTTTTAAAATCTGTGGAAGGATGTTTTGATGAAATACATATTACTGACACAGGATCTACTGATAACACAGTGGAGATAGCAAAAGATGCGGGATGTATTGTCCACCATTTTGATTGGGTTAATGATTTTGCTGCTGCCCGCAATTACTCTTTTTCTCATACTAAAACTGATTACATTATGTGGATGGATGCTGATGATGTACTTGGAAATAAGGATGAGTTCTTAAGATGGAGAGATAACGTCATGTGTATGGCAGAGTATTGGTTTGTTAATTATAACTATGCCTATGATGACAAAGGAAATGCTATTTGCACATTTGCTAGAGAAAGAGTTGTAAAAAGAGCTAAGAAGATACCTTGGAAATACTTCATACATGAGGGTATGGTTCCTGAGCCTGGTCAAAACCCAGTAGCTCAAGCGGTAAATACATGGTCAGTAAACCACATGAGAACCCAAAAAGACATAGAAGCTGATAGAGGTAGAAACCTTAAATATATTGAGGAAAGACTAGAGCGAGGCGAAGAGATCCCAACTAGGCTTAAATTTTACCATGGTAAAGAGCTATTTGATGCTGGTATGTATGCCAAGTCATTTGATGTATTAGACAGTATTGATTTAAAACAATTAGAAGGACATGACAGAATCCTTACTATTCAATATATGGTTAAGGGTCTTCATTTGAAGTCTGGTGATGAAAAGTGCCCTGCTGTCAGAGATAGACTTATTGAAAGAGCCTACAGAACTGCTGTAAACGCTTCTATTCTTTCACCAAAAAGAGCTGAATTTCATGTATTAGCTGGTGATTCTAAAATCATGCAAGGAAAGGCTGATGAAGCACTTCCTCATTATGGAGCTGCTAAGAACTGCCCTTTAACAAGTGATATGAACCCTTTATTCAAAGCTGATGATTTATATGGATTTATTCCTAGTGAACAAATAGCCAGAATCCACTTAACAATGGGTAATTTAGATTTAGCTGAGAAGGAAGCAAAGGAATGTTATGAAGTTTATAGAAGACCTTCTACGCAAGAACTCTTGGCTCAGATTGTTAGATGTAAGTCCATTAAGAGCGGAGACTACGCAAAAGACCTCAAAGAAACAGAAGAAATAGTAATTTCCTGTATGCCTGGATCATGCACTTATGAGTGGGATGATGTTATATATAAGATGAAGGGAATAGGAGGGTCTGAGACCGCCGCCGTTGAAGTTGCTGAGTATTTAGCCCAAAAGACAGGAAGAACTGTAATTGTCTTTAACGATAGAGAAAAAGAGAGAATCACTGAAAGTGGTGTTCATTATAGATCAAATCAAGAAATGAGAGACTATTTTCTCACTTACAAACCATATCGTCATATAGCGTGGAGACATAACATAAAGCTAACTACGGCTCCTACATACTTGTGGAATCATGATTTAGCTGCTCCAGGTGTGAATAATTACAGAAACTATGATAAATTACTGTGTTTGTCTGACTTCCATAAGAACTTTTCAAATGTGATAAGTGGTGTTCCTTTTGAGAAGATTGCTGTTTTTAGAAACGGTATTGATACAGATAAATTTAAGAAATTCGATTATCTTAAAAAAGAGCCATTAAGAGTGATGTATTCTTCATCTCCTGACAGGGGTGTAGACAGAGCTATTAAGGTAGTTGAACGCGCCAGAGAGAAGGCAAGGCTTAATATCCAATTACACGTTTATTACGGATTTGATGTAATGGATAAGCACAACATTAAAACAACGGCCATTGGTCAGAGCGTGGATGAATTAAGAGATTTGGTCTATAACACTGATTTTGTTGTTTACCATGGGAATGTGGAACAACGTCAATTAGCCAAAGATATGATGAAATCATCAGTTTGGTTATATCCTACATGGTTTATGGAAACATTTTGTATTACAGCTATTGAGTGCTTACAAGCTAGATGTTTCCCTCTTGCACGCGCTGTGGGAGGTCTAAAAGACACCTTAAAGTCTGCTGACGATAGAAAGATGGCTAAACTTGTGTCTAGAGATTGCATTACAGACGAAGATATTGAGTTTTGGGCTGATGAACTAATAGATGCTCTGAAAAATGAAAAATGGCGTGATATAATTCCAGAGTTATTTGACCATTCATGGGCTTCTGTAACTGATGATCTAATTGGGATTATGGATGCAGAACCACTAGAGAAGAAGGAACAAGAACTTGAGCTTTCCAAAGTACAGTAAAGACTTAAACTATGGCCTCGGACTACTCCTATTTGGATTGTGGGATGGGGCCACTATTACGGTGGCAACAGACGGTAACGGGGTCTTAACCAATGGATTTTTATATAGCTGTGAAAATATATGGACCACATCTGAGCCAGTTACCCTAACATCTTGGACAGAAGAGTATCAGGAGTATTGTTAATGGATTTAGAAGCACTAAGAGAATTATTAAGAAATTGGGTAGATGATGAAAATGGAACATATTTCAGCAATACTATTGTAGATAGATTTTTGAATATGGCTTTGATAGAAGTTCAAAAGATACTCTTGCAAGCCTATGAGAATAGATGGGTAAAGGTTGTTACCACTACATTAGTGGCTGACCAAGACAGATATTTGCTTCCAGAAGATTTCATGAAGATGAATAGACTTGAGGTTGTAGCTTCTGGTTCTGGATCTAATGAGGATGTGTCAAAAGTTTACTTTACTACTCTTTCTCAAAAAGATCGGCAAATATCAAAAACGGGGCTACCCAATCAATATATGTTTTTGGATGATGAGATATTATTAAGACCTATTCCAGACACAGCTAGAACCATGAGAATGTATTATACATATAGAGTTCCTGAGCTTTCTGGTCTTACTGACATTCCAGACATTCCAAGGGAATACCACGAATATATTGCTCTAAGAGGTGCTAAGTTCGCCTTTATTAAAGATGGTCGCCAGGTACAGGAATTAGACGTAGAATTACTAAGATATAGAGAAGATATGAAAAAAGATGCTGAAAACAGAAATGTGGATAGAGCAAGAGATATAGTTAGAACCACGACGGATGGTATAGACCCGTTATATTAGAATATGGCTTATGATCGTTTAAAAGAAGAAATGATAAGAAACATTGGTGGTATCAATGAGAAGGCCTCAAATTATGTAATAGGTGAAAATGAGGTACTTTCTTTGAGAAATGCTTCTTTTCAAAAGCCTGGAGCATGGGAGTCTAGACCTGGATATACACTATATGCCACTGGTCCTACTACTATACCTGTTACTGGTATGTATGAGTTTTCTAAGTCAGATGGTGCTAGTTATTTGCTCATGGGAATGGGTGAAACACTATATAAAGTACAAGGATCGTCTGTAATACCTCTAGGTGGTGGTTTTAGTGGAGATCAGATAGATTTCACCACAATGAACGATATATGCTTTTTAGCTGATGGTACGGTATTTAAGAAGTTTGATGGAAATAGCGTCACAAACTATGGCTTACCTGTTCCAAACTATACAGCCATAATTGGGGCTATTGGATTCACTACTGGTAGTGGTTCCACTGTAATAGCATCGGCATATTATATGCAATTTGCCTATTTGAACAAAGATGGGTATTTAGGCCCATTGACTGACTCTGCTTTTGGGGTGACTGTGGCAGGAACTACAGTTGGCACGTTTTTTGTAAATTCTCTTTCTTCAACCCCGTTTATGTCATTATTTCCTACTGGATACGGGATCACATCTCTAGTTACCTTTATAAGCCCTACATTGATCTCTACGCCCAATAACAACGTAGTTAATGCTGGTGGGCTAATGAAGACAGAAGTGGCCACCACGAGCGTCACAGGACAGCCTGTGGGCTTTCAGTTTGCTGCTCCCAAAAGTCCATTTGGATCTACATTATCTGTTGAGAATACGACTTTAATCCCAATAGACTACAGTATCCAACAATACGACACATGGAACTCTTCTGAGGATTTTTTCCTAGATAGGATCTTTTCATTCTCGTTAGTGCCTAAATTTGTGGATCTGTACCAAAACAAATTGTTCATGTCAGGTTTTAGTGGTGACGCTTCCAACCTATTCTTTACAGAAGCCACATTTGAGGAAAGGGTATTCATAGACAATTTCTTCCCTATCCGAACAAACGACAATAACGAAATTACAGGTAAAGTTCCGTATCAGGGTTCTTTAATAGTATTCAAGGAAGAGTCTATAACGGAGGTGTCTGGGACATCTGCCCTCCTATCGAACTCTGATGCGGTTATTAACTATGGTTGTTTAAATAACAAATGTATTGTGCAGTTTAACTCAAGATTGTGGTTTTTAGACCGCAAGGGTGTTGCTGAATATAACGGTATTAACACTCAAATAGTGTCAAATCGTGTAGAAGAGACATTTGACAGAATGAACCCAGAACAAGCCAAAAGGGTCGCTAGAGCCGTTCACTGGAAGCGTAGGAATGAAGTATGGTTTGCCATACCTTTAGATGATTCTGTGGAGAATAACGCTATTGTTGTACATGATTACCTAGCTAATGCATGGACTGTATATGAGGGTTTTAACCCTTCTGAGATGGTAATAGCTGAAGGTAATGGGTTTGAAAACACAGTATTTTGGGGTGGCTATAGAGGCACAGTTAACAGAATGGGTGAGTCTCTTCCAAGTGATTTTGGAGCTACTATTAATATGAGTATTCAGACAAGGTTCCATGCTAGACATGGTGTATCTTCTGAGGAGCTTTGGAGAAGGTTTTTTGTTCATGGACAAGCTGATTCTAATTTGCCAATTACATTAGAGTTTATACCCAACTATGGAACAGACATTAGTCTAACTGCTGGAGTTACATTAAGCTCTAATAAGGTTAAATACGACTTAGGGCTTCCAGCTTATTCAATGAGTGTTAATATGAGTATGGGATCTAGTACAGACAAAATGGTCATAAATGGTTATACTATAGAGAGTAGATTTTTGAGGAATGAATAGTGGGCGTACCTAAAAAGAAGATAAATTTTGATTTAAACCAGGAAAATAAAAAGAACTGGGCAGATGTATCTTCTTGGGCTAGATCAGTTAATGAGGCTGTAGAAGACAACGACACTCGTTTATCTACAACTGAATCAAATGTAACTGAGTTACAGTCTAGTCAAAAAACTTACTGGCAAATAAAAACACTAAACACAACGGTTAGTGCAAATACTTCTGATATAGCTGATTTAAGATTTAATAATTTAGAGGCAGGGAAAGATTATAGATTATCTGGAGTAACACAAGTAAGAACCACTACAAGCGGTGGAACAGCTCAAATTAGGTTTAGAGAAAATAATAATATAATTGGGATAGTTTTTCATAGACAGCTTTCCGCTAGTGGGGATTTAGAATCTGTATATGGTATAAACATACTTTTTAAAGCTACCGAAAATGGAGTTTTAACTGTTGATTTTACAGAAGGTGGACCCGCTCTTTTCTATGGGGACGGGACAAGAGATCAGTCGTATCTAATTTTAGAAGAATTACCAAATCATGTAGAAACGGATAAGTGGAGTTAATATGGAAGGAATTTTTACACCAAGCTGGGAAAAAGCACAGAATATGTACCAATGGGGTATAAAAGACGTTTACGAAGGTGCTAAAAGTGTTGTAAGTGCACCTGTTAAGGTTATTAAAGCAGTTAATGATGTTGTTAGTGCTCCAGCAAGATTAATAACTGATCCGAACAATGGTCTTATAAGAGGTGATGTTGGTAAAGCAATAAACACCGTTGCTGGTGCTCCGTCATATGCATTAGCTGGAATAGATAATATAATAAATAGTAATTGGCAACTTGGTGAGCAAAAAAATGAAAATGTTGATGCCCCAACTGGTGATTCTGATTCTATTAAAAGAATGGAAGAAATTTATAAAAAATTCGACCCTGCTTCATGGGCTAGAGAACAAATGGTTGGTGCTCGTAGAGAAACTGGTTTGAAGAGTAGAAAAGGTCAGTCTGATGTAAGAGATTATATGCAGTCTATGGGTTCAAATGCTGCTTATTCTGGTAGATCAAAAAGTGCTCAAGAAGGATTAGCAGGGTCTATGGCTGCTGCATTAGCTAAAGAAGGTGCTAATATTAATAGAAAAGCACTTGAAGCTAAACAGGCAATGGCAGATGACATTAAAGCCGCTAAAGCTGGTGTGGCATTACAAGATTTACAAATGAAACAAAGATTAGAAGAAATTCAATCTGGTGTTACTGCATACAAAAATTCATTAACTGCTCAAGGTACTGGTTATTTAGGACAGGCTTTAGGTAATTGGCTTGGTGACATGAAAGGCACTTCTAGTGGTGGAGGTGGAGGAAGTGGGCCTAATTTTATGGCTATGAACTATCCTGGATACGAAACAAATGCAGGGACAGTGAGGAGTTAATAATGGCAGGACTTATTTCACAAGATAAAATAACTGGTGCCGCTATAGGCGAAGAAAGACCACCTGAATATAGCCCAACTGAGGCGTATGGATCTGCGATGGGACAAATGGCTGCTGATAGCGGTTTTGAAAAAGAGGGTTTGTCTTCATATGGAGCAGAAAGCCTTATGAATACTGATCCTAGAAAATCAACTATGGCACCTATGTATAGAGCTATAGAAAATAACGAAAGAGACAAGTTTAACGCTGGTCTTCATATTATGAGGAAAAACATAAATGCTGCTAATCCAATTCACTCTTTCCAAAGATACTCAAGGCTTGCTGATGTTGAAAACAGAATGAAGGAAGTAGAACGTCAGAGAAGGCTATATGAAGAACAGTTAAATGCTAATCGTAAAAAATCTAGAGCAACACTAATTAGTGGAGTATTAGGCTTAGGTGGTGCCATTGGTGGTGCGTTGATTGCTGGACCTGCTGGAGCTGCTTTGGGTGCAACTGCTGGATATGGTGCTGGTAGTGCAATAGGTGCGAATTTATAGGAGAATATAATGGCTGATTTTAATGAATACAATCAATGGTCTCCGGCCCTTTCATTAGGTTCTGGATTTGCTAGAGGTCTTCTAAATTCCTATGATCGTCAACAAAACTGGAAGATGAGACAAAAGGAACTTGAAGAAAATCGTAATTTCCAACGTGAAATGAAAAAGGAAGAACGCCAGTTTCAAAGAGAATTATACGAAGATAAAAAAGCCATGGATATGTGGCAGTCTGGAGTGCAAGAAAGTCTTCCTACATATGTTCCAGAAATTGGCCCAATACAACAAGATGTTCAACAAAGTGCAGAACAAAGAGGTTTAATAGACCCTACTACTGGCAGAGCACAGTCTGGTATGTTGGCTCCTCAGCAAAAATATGAATTATCTCCTAGAGGTAGGTTCCAGCAAAATGTAGGTCTTATGGGCCAAGGTATGAAACCACATCCTACAGATGTATATGGTATGCCTACTTGGGACACTGAATCTCCTGAATACAGAAAATCTCAACTTGGTAATCTTTTAACCCAAGCTAGAATTGGTGGTATGTTACAAGACCAAAACATTAAGGGTCAAAAAGTAGTCTATGAAAGTAAAGCAGAGGAAGAGGCTGATCGCAAGTTTGGTCAAATCTACGCAGAATACTTTACTGAAGGTGCAATGAGAGATGTTGAAAACGACATAGATAGGCTAGATGAGGTTATTGCAAAAATTGAAGACCCTGACACTGAGGCTTCTGGTTGGCAAAAAGGTCTTTTGCCTAAATATTTAAGAGATATGGCTCCAACTGAAGATATGGGATTAAGTGCTGAGATTGAAGACGAATTGATGAAAATTTCGTCTAAGACAATTAAATTGCTATATGGTGGTAATCCATCAATCAAAGAGGTTGAAATGAATAAACAAACTCTTTGGAACCCTCGTCAAAAAGAAAATATAAATGTTGCTAAAATGAAGAACCAAAAACGTGAGTTAATTAACAAGCGTGATGCTTTATATGATGCTAAAAAGCATTTTGAAGAAAACAAAACTATGAAAGGTTTTAACTTCAAAAGATTAGAGACAAGAGGAACCGGAACGCCATCAACTAAAAAATCAGATGATTTAGACAAAAAATTAAACAGCATGAGTGACGCTGAATTAGAAGCTGAATTAAAGAGGTTAAAAGGTGGCCAATAGACAAGAGCTTATTAAACAGATTAAACGCCAACAAATGATTAATGAGATTAAGTCATTACAAGGTGGGTCTTCTGTAGAGCCTATGGCGGGTAGAGATAAGTATGCACTTGAGGCTATGCAAAATCCTCAAAAGCAAAACTTTACTCCTGCTGAAATAGGTGCTGGAGTTGGAGCTGTTGTTGGATCTGTTACTCCTGTTGGACCTGTTGCTGGTGCAATGGGAGGTGGATTTTTAGGAGAAGTCGCTAGAAAAGGCTATCAGATGTATAAGGGTGAGCCTGTCACTGGAGAGCCTGGTAGTGAAGTATTTGAAGGCCTAAAGGGAGGTGCATACGAGCTTGGTGGTGGACTAATTGGTAGGGGTGTAGGAAAAGGTCTATCTAAAATGGGAATAGGTCTCAGAGAAGGTGCTGAACAGGTTGGAGAAGCTGCTGTAAGACAAAATGTTCCAACACCAGGACCAATGCTATATGGGTCTAAACAAGCTCAGGAAAACCTTGGGAAATCTATGTCTATACCTGGTTGGATTCAAGGAAGAGTAATGAAGCCTGTTTGGGAAGCTATTAGATCCGGTTCAAAGGATGTTATTAAGCGTAATACTACTTTAGCTAAAGATGAAATAGAAGACTTAGTAATGGATAGAATTGCATTAAGGGTTAATAAGTTATTTGAGCCAGCAGAAAGGTTTTATCAGGGTCTAAGTGACAATGTAACTAAGCAGATAAGATTTGGTCGTGGTAAAACTGTTCCATATAAAGATGTAGAAGAAATCATGCCTGGTATGGGTAAAAAGACTGTCACAAAGACAAAATATAAGCCAAGTGATTATGACCAATGGATTGATGATTTAGATAATATTGATGTAGTTAAAGCTGATCCAAAGGGTCCTGAAGCACGTATTATTAGAAAATACAAAGAAAGACTAAAATCTATAAAAAACCTGAATGACTTTAGAACTGTTAAAACCAAAGTTGGTAAAGAAATAACTGATGCATTAAAATCTGCTTCAAGAGATACAAATAAAGCTGATGCATTAATTGATTTAAAGCATAAAATGGTACAATTTGAGCATAAAAAATTAGTTGAATATGCTAGTAATTCAAAAAGAGATCCTTTGTTTGCTCATGGTGTTGTTAATGGCTTAGAGGTTTCAAACCAACAATATACAAAGGCATACGAGCAATTAAAGCAGCTAAAAAACTTCATAAAAGTAAAAGGAAGAACAAAAGGTGGATTCCTAGAGTATTTAGATGAAAAAGAGCCGTATGATATTTTGAAAAAAATAACTAATACAAATAAACCAGAATCATTAGCATTTCTGAAAGAATTTGACCAAGCAGGACACGCGATTGACGATCTTAGTGAGTCACAAATACCTTCTTTGTTTGAATTAGTTAAAGAGTTTAAATTATCTCAATATATGGAAAAATCAGTAGGAAAAGATGGTGTATTCAATCCTGATATTTTGTTCAAAGAATTAGATAATTTGCATCCAAAGACAAAACGACTATTTTTCAATCCAGAACAATTGCAAAAAATTGATGATTTAAAACTTTTATGGAATAACGCTCCTAAATTCACTCCTATGCCTGGTACTGCTGCGACTATAGAAACTATGGCACCTTGGAATTTACACATAACAGTAGGTAGAGGTTTAGAGTCTATATTTAGATCAACATTGCCAAGAGCACAAAAGCTAATGGCTGCTCCTGGAATGATACAATTTGGTAGAGGAATGATAGAAGATGAACAACCTAAGTAATACTACAGATAATGGCATTTTAAAGGACTATTATACCGATAGTATGGCTCAGAGTCCTCTTCAAAAAGCTTTAAGAAAACGCAGGAAGAAAATGGGTGAAACATTGGAGATGAAGGTATGATTGAGGCAATATCAAAACCAATTACATTAGCAGTCGTATTTTACACTATCGTAGAGCTTGGCAAATATGTAAGAGATAGGAAAAACTTTGGTCTAACCGAAGCCCAAGACTTAAGGCAAAAAAAGGTCGAGGAGCAGGTAGAAACAATAAACAACTACCTTCAAAGACACCATGATATTAACGAGGATCGTCAGGAAAGGATATTAAAGCTTCTTGAGGATATTAGTGACAATGTTTTTAAAACAAGTGTTATTATGGAACATATTGTAAATTTAATTAACAAAGAGGAGAAATAATGGATTGGAAAGAAATTATCCGTAAAAGGATCGACGTAGAAGGCCTACTGGTAGAAGACGTGCTTATTGGTCTGGTATTTAAGAAATTAGATGAATTGGCTGCTGACAGTGAAAACACCCTAGATGACACTCTTTTAGCCTTCATCAAACCAGAAGTAGAGAAGTATGTTCGTGAACAGCTAGATGACCTATTAGACAAGCATTTAGCTGACGACGGTGATGAGTAATCCGTTATTAGATTTAGTTCGTAATCAACTAAAAGACTATCTTGTTCAAAAGGTAGTAGGGGAGCTCCTAAAGGAAGTCGCATTTCTGAGTTGGGGGCCCCTTCCCAAAATTATTACATTTCTCGTTGAAAAAGTGATATTACAGGTATTGGAAGTGGGCGTTATGTATTCCATGATAGCCTATGTAAGATATGATGTAGACAATGATGTGAAAGATTTAGAAGATATAGTCACCCAAATACACATTAAAATGGCCGAAAAGGAGTTGTCCGATGAAGAGATCAAAGAACTTGATAAAAAGCTGTCTGATGCTGCTAGTGACCTTATTCGTTTCGAGTTGCGCCCTAAAGCCTCCGAACGTGGAAGTTTGCGTAAAAAACATAATAGGCGCTAGTTGTGCATATTCTATTGAAGGCGAAGAAAGAAAGATGTCAGATGAAGAATGGAATGAAGTGGGTCGCTTTTCTATGTCTTTTGACGCTTATGGTGAAATTCGCAAGTTTATAGAGTCTGCCTGTCAGAAAATGGAATGTGAAGATTTAAAAAAAAGAATAAGCAATTTTGAGGGTTCTATTGGCATTTCGGGAATTTACTCCTTTCAGTAAAGAAAATCTAGAAGAATGTGATGTACGCCTTCAGATGCTTTTTACTAAAGTATTACAAATTCATGACATATCTATACTCTGTGGTCATAGGGAAGAAACCGCCCAAAATCAGATGTATAAAGAGGGTTTAACCAGAGCCAGGTGGCCCAAATCTGCTCACAATAAAAAGCCTTCTTTAGCTGTGGATGTGGCCCCAATTCCGGTTAATTGGAAGGACAGAGAGAAATTCATATATCTAGCTGGCATTGTAATGGGATTAGCAGAGACTATGGGTCTTAATATCCGTTGGGGTGGTGACTGGGATGGTGACGGTAACTTTAAAGATCAGTCTTTTAACGATCTCGCCCACTTCGAGCTTGTCCTCTAACTATCTTAATATCAGGTCTTTTTGCTTCTCTAATAGATACCTTGAATATTTCATTTAAAGCAGTAGCAAAGTTTTCAACTATCACTTCTTCCATATCTATGCCTATATTAGTGTTATCAAGACCAGACTCATGCCATATTGCGTGTAAAACTTCATGCATTAGTATTCTATAATAATCATTGGAATTAACTGCTTTGTCTCTAATTGCTATTACTCGTCTTTTTGGATCACAATAGCCATCGGTATCATGGCCATCAACTTTCATGCGTTTTAGGTATTTAACCTTCCACTTTTTACCCTTTATCATTAGGTACAATTAATTCTCCCCGTCTATAGGCTCTACAGTCACCGCATTGTAATCTTCTATATTTGTATTTTTGTGTGTATGCAAATCCATTTTTAATCATATTGCTTGATCCACACTTGGTACAATTAAATGTACCACTATCCCTACTATAATTTAATATACTTTTATCAAATCTCTTTAATTGGTGATATACCTTCTCTAATAGCCTTACGTCTTGCTTGCAGTAATCAGCCATTTTCTTCTGTGCGGCTGGATCTCTTTGGTAGACTCTCTTCCATAGTGGCCATCCACCATTTTCTAGCTTCTGTCCAAGGCCTAATTCATGGGCAATATTATTGAGTCTATTTGACTGTAATTTTAAGTTTTGTTGGGCAATTTTACAGGTATCTATATGGGTTATTTTTGGATCTAGTGTTGGAAGGCCATTAATCAATAAACGGGTCTGTATGAACTTAAAATCAAACCCCTTGCCATAATGGGTGATGATTGCATCTGCGTCCTTTAGAACGTCGTATGCGGCCTCACAGAGGGCTTTATCGTCGTTTACGTCCTTCTTCCAGGAGGGAAAATCCCAGGCATTAATACAATGGGTCTTTTTTGAGTTAAGGACTTTCCAGCCAGAGCATATCATTGTGGACATATCGGCGTTGATGGTCATGTATTCGCGCATCCTACACCAATTGTCCATTGCTTTATCCAAATTGGGTAAGGTCTCAATATCCCATACTATTATCTTTGGTTCGCTCACATTTAGAATTATTACAGTTTTTTTAAGAAAAATCAGTCCAGTTTTAACAAGATGATCTCTAGGTACGTCTTATCGCTAGGTAGGCGACGAGAAAAGTCATGAGATACTATCTGGCTATCATCTTTAATGATTCCGGCCTTCTGGAGACAATCCTCAGGCATTTGATATAAATTACTAAGATCACCTACGCGCTTTGATCTTCTTGAGCCATCCTTGACATAGTAATTGTCAAAGTGGAAGAGGAACACCGCGTGCACGTCGCACTCAAATGGTTCAGAGATCCCGTGTGAGACTCCTTGTGACCGCAAGCATGACACCATAGCTGTTTCGGCCTTGGCGTAAGTTGCATCCTTTCCAATAAAGGGTTTTCCTCCTCGGCGATAGATAGGCCTGGAGTTTTTCTTAGTAAAATGTCTGTCAACTTCGATAGTGGCATAAAATATAAGCTCCATCTCGTTAGGATAATATTATACCATACCTAGGTCAACGAGACAAAAAAAAGGGGGGTTTTACCCCCCCAGACACGCCTCTAAATACCCCTCTAGATGCATAACTATGCGTTATCAATGTGGTTTTGCAAGTCCCTTTCGCATTGATCCGCTTGTAATTCTAAGATGTATTGCTTTGTTGCTTCGTGGTCTGGGTGATGTTTCATCCAAACCTCTGCTGCGTTGAGTCCCTGATGTCTACCAGGCATCTGGGCGTAATCTTTAAGTCTTTGTACTGTCATTTCAAAGCATCCTTTGCCATAGCTCTTTGGGCTAGTTGGTTCAAGATACGAACTGTACGCTTTAGATATTGGGTCTCCCTTTTGTGGGGAGTCGCCAACATATTGTCGTACATATACTCTTTTCTCGCCTGTTTCAAAGTTGATTCCGTTGACATATAAATAACTCATTTCTTGTCTCCTTGTTGAGACCAATGTATATAGTTAAAAAAAATAAATCAAGTAAAAAAAAGCCGCCCTGCGGCGGCTAACTACCGGAGAGTAGTTTAAAACGGGATTTCGTTTCCAGGTGCAAAATTGGGTAATTCGTCTGGTACAGATGGTTGTCCAGTAAACTCAGGTTGTCTTTGTCCCCTAATAAGCTCTATTGTTTTTCCAACGACAACTGTTTTCCAACCCTCTTCACCGTTCTTTTTGGTATATTTTTCTGTACCAAATTCACCTATTACATGGACCCTATCACCGGCTACCATATCGGAGCATCCTGCACCGTTGTCTCCCCACACATTAATATTGTGCTTTTTGGTGAATGTTTTACCTTTCCACTTCTTCTCTGTGGCTAACTGAAAAGACAGTAAAAAACTACCATTTGTAACCGTCTGAGCTTTGAATATCTGGGTAACAGTTCCTTTTAATTCAGCTTTATTTATGTCGTCCATTTTTTGCCTCCAATAATGTTGCTAGTTTAACGTATTCACCCTTTGTGAGTTCTTCTACGCTGTTTTTATTAAAATTATGCTTAATTCCCTTTAAAAGCTGTTCTTCGGTCAACTGGTGTTTGACTCTCAGCCTATTCACCAAATCAACATACATTGGAGTGATTAGATCACCTAGATTTCCGTCCTGCTTAATCTCTCTTTGTTCTATTGGTACTATATTGTTACTGTCCTTAGGAATACTTTGTAGTTTAGGTTTATTTTGTGGCTTTTTCGGAGTCTCTCTAGGCACAGGTCTAGCTGAGTTTCCATCGTCGTCATCTGGGATAAGGTTCATCAATAGAAGCAAATTGTACCTTCTATAATAAGTAATGGCTGAGCCTATCTTTTGTGGATCTGGTACTTGTGGAAGTGGAATTGAGCTTGCTACGGATTCTGTACCTTCTTCATTACAAATCTCTGTGATTACTTCACCTTTGGATATAGTGTTAAATACATATAGACCTTGTTCGTTAAGGGCTTCATTAACACACCCCATAACCTCGTCTAGATCAGCGTATTTATAACCGTATCCTTGAGCTTTCTTCTTAGGACTTTTGACGTTTTTCCTAGCTGCTATTATCTTTTTATAGATCATATCTTAGTCTCCTTGTTGTTTGTCTAGCCGATGATAGGCTTGTACCAATGTTGAGTCAATCCAAATAGATACGCGCTGTATAATACATATAACCACATGGAAACACTGACAATAAGCCCGACTACTCCAAAAAACCAAGTCGAGCTTTTTTTGTGGAATTTCAACCCTATAGGCTCTTTTTCATGCTTGTATAAAAGTTTATACGCTTCTGAAAATATGGTGGGAAAGTACCTAGAGGCCTTAATACTGGCACCCAAATTGGGATCTCTGCGGTTTATCGCACATTTATGTAGTTGTACTAAATCTAGTACATTTAATATTACATACAGTGGAATAAATAAGGGAGCTAGGTATAAGTTCCTCATAAGCAACCGAAGGACTATGGAGTATCCAAGAAAAAAAGAAGGAAATTTTATACCCAACTCCCAGGAGTGAAATTGTTTATCATAATTAGGCTCACCTTCATGCATAATATCCTGCCAAAACCCTGCACGTTTAAGCACGCTCTTTAAAAGCCGTTTTAAGCGTCTAAAATCCTTATAGTAGAGCATTGCCACCAGTGGCCAGTAAATTTGCCTTACAGGGCAAGCTAGAAGCTCTGAACACCAATTCTTAGGATGGACGCGATACAATCCTGTGAACTCAGGTTCAAATTTGTCTCTTTCTAGGATTTCATGCTCATTCATCATGAATTGATAGGCCTTTTGGACAGGTCTGCCTAGGATGTCCTCTTCTTCACCCGATTCTTTCAAGTGAACCAAGAACATACCTGTGTATTCTAGTGAGTTTGAGTTATCAATGTAATGGTCTTTTCTATCACCAATAAGTTGAAACTTATCAAAGTGTCTTTTCAAGTCCGTATTTTCTAAAGAAGGTTTCTCGTCCAATTTTGTGTACCTCTACATGATGCTTACGACATAGGCTAATAAGATTACTAAGCTCATCCCCGCCGCCAGCACCACGGGAAGTAATATGATGAACGTCAACAGGAAATACTCCGCAGACGACACAAGGTTGGTTCCTAACAGTCTCAATATTGTCATTATCTACCTTTCTTTTTGGTTTGAACGGATTTTCCGCACGCTGGGCACGTTTCTTTTTCTTCGGGAATTTCATCACTGAAGTATTCATCAAAAAAGTGCTTATCGTCAATAGCATCTATTGAAAACCTATCAATATATTCACTTGGATCAATACCAGAATCAAATAAGTATTCAAAAAGACTCTCATTTGTCATCTTCCCATATTGAGAACAAAAGGCTAACAATATACCTTTGGCCTGTTCCCTTGTGGCCTCTAGCAATACCTGACAAGGTAATCTTTCGGGAACCTTATAGCCTTCTTCCATCATCTTGCCCAATACTCTAAATCGTTGATGCCCGTCTAAGAGTTTGTAATCCTTGGCTTCAGTGTCATACCAAAGATGTAAGGGCATACAAAAGCCATTGTTGATGATCTCGTTTTTTAATTTCAGATAATCCTCTTTAGAGAGAGACTTAAGCTCTCCCTGAAAAGGTTTAATCATAGAAATGGATACGTTGAGTGTTTGGTAGTTGACCCGAAGTTCTTTCTTCTTTTCTTTTCTAGTCTCGCTGCTTCCTTCTGCCTTAGCCTTCTCTCTTTTCGGTTCATCCATCTGCATCTTCCGTCCTCCATTTGTATAATTGGCGGGAATGTATTGGGGTGATCTTTAGCAAAAGCCTTGATCGCCTTGTCGTATCGTTTAGAAAATTCTTCGTTGTAAGCCACTATTTCTTCAGGGAGTTTATCACCCTTTGAAAGAAACTTTTCTGATTCCTTTTTCTTCATATAAGTCTACCTTTTCAATACTTTTAAATGTTGCATCTATAACTTCTTTATCTCTATCCCAATTTCTAGCACCAAAGGCCAGCAATGTACCATAGCTGAAAAATGACCATAATACTTCTGGGAAGAACTTTTGTAGAGCCTGAGCAAATTCACTAAAAGTAAAGGTTCTTAAATGACCTAATACGTGTTCCTTCCAGTTTGGAAGACCTCCACCACAAGCTCCGTATGGTGTTGTAATGTACATGATGTCCATGTCTTGAGGAAAATGCTTTCTATATAGGTGTTCTAAGTCCTCTAAGTGCCATAAATGCTCTGCAACTTCCATGCATATATACATTTTGTATTCATTCTTTAATTCATCAGGGTCTTTAACGAGACCTTCTTCCCTGGCTTTCTTATCGGCGTTGGCGTTGATACATACACAGGTATAGTCAAACTTTAGACCTAGCTTTTTAAGTCCAGCCACTACCCAAAAGGCCGCAGGACCATATTCATATATGCTTGGCTCTATACCTCTTTTATTTAACTCTTTAACAAAATAGAAAATACCTGCTGATCTAGGGAAGTTTTCAAAGTAATGGATAAAGTCTGGTTGGATGTCTTCTTCTTTTGTATCTCCGCAATAGTCTTTTATTGTGACTACCTTTTGAAGAATATCTTTTCTCATTTGTACAATTTCTTCAGGCACGTTGTCTCTATACCATCCAGGCAGCATTTTTAACAACTCCAATGCCATCATAATTTCATCACAAGACACATAATGGTCTGCTAGTTCTGTTATTTTCTGTATTGGGAAATATCTTGGTCTTCCAACATTCTTTGGATCATGTAGGTCAAAGCCTACAAGCTGTTTATGTGGGTTATACATAATGTCTCCTAGTTAATTTTGTTTTTACTTATGTTGTCTTTATACTCCTGTAGCTTCTTTTCAATCTCAGGCTGAATATCGTCGAATATCTCTTTTAGAAGATCATCTAGGTTGTCTTCAGCAATCTTGTAGTGAACCACGCCTTCGGATAATAGTTCAAAACAAATATAATCAGCTACTTTTCGAAACTTGGGATGCTCCCTCATTTCTTCAATGGTTATATCGAACAGAGGGTCACTTAGCTCCACGACGTTCCCATTTAATTGCGTGCCCACAACTGGGGCAAAAATCAGTAGCTTTTTCTGAATGGTCAAACATTCTTGTACCATGACAAGTCGGATTCAAACAGCGACCTCTTAATGAGGTTAAATTGGAGTTTACTAGCTCGGAGTAGTCTCCCACGGAGCCGTTCGTTAATCCTGCATGTTGTAAGTCAGTAAGCTTCATATAATTATTTTAACCCTCATTAATGTTTTGTACAGCCTTTTTACATTCATCGGACTGCGTAAAATGGACTAACCACCTGATCTGGCCCATTTCAGTGATTTCTTTTGATCCACATTTATAAAGGGTTTCTTTAAATTGTTTTTTATCAAAGGCGTAATATGAGGTTTTATCTATTCTAGCGTTACAGCGTGGACAATTATACATCATATAAATTGTAAAATAAAAAAGGGCCCATTGCTAGGCCCTTCAACAAGGAAATAAGTCATGAAACTTATTAAATATACTATTGCACTATGGTCTAGGTTATGCAACAATTAATTTAACTTATCTTCCATGAGTTATTTTAAATACACTAGGGGACTACAAGGACGTTACCCCTTTTCTTGAACCTGCTCAATCGCTTTCAATAAAGGTTGTACTTTGGTCCACATATCAGTCCATCCAGCGCGGTAGGCTGATTCACAGCTACAATTACATTTTCTATTTTGGCAGGCTTTTTTAGATCGTTTGTTTCTTTCTTTGATAAGCTTGATATTCATGCATAGTCCTTATAAGTGATAGTTTGGCATCCCAATTAAACCAATCTTTATTTTCAAGGTAGTCCATCCACCTGTCAAATCCATTGACTTGTACAGTGTATATCATGCCTTTTTCTTCTTTTTCTATAGGACCTTTGTCTTTAATGAAGTCATGAGGTATCCAAAATGGTATGGCTGTAGAGAATGGTTCACCACAATAGTTATATTCTGTATCAGTCACATACCAATTTCCATATTGCAATAATACTTCTTGAGTTCCTATTTTCATTTATCCCGCTCTTTTTTTAATTCATCAATATACTTATATGCCATAAGCAAGGATTCACTTTGTTTTTCGTATAATTCAACACATGCTTCCCATGTTGATTGATCTTCTGGGAACTTATCCCATGGCCATGCCTTACTCATCCCCGCCCCTTATCGTCTATGTAACTCATTCGCCTAACCTCTCCTCTAGCCGCTTGAGGGCTTGTCCTAACTTAGTATTAAACCAATCATAAAGATATTGTTCTCGCTCCATCGGCTTTGTATCTAAAGAATCTTCAATAGCCTCAACCAAATCCAGCACTATGGGCATTAGGGCGTTGAAGCCTTGTTCATAGCCGTGGACTGTGTCAGGATATTCCTCGCCAAAGTTAGATTTTACAACATCCCTCATGTGCTCCAATTTCTCTTGGTAGTCGGTCATATTAACACCATTGTAAGTATAATAATTTGAATAAATAACATTAATATAAAACCAAACATAAAACCATCGCTCATTCGCCTAACCTCTCCTCTAGCCGCTTGAGGGCTTGTTTGGCTATACCAGTATAAGAACCAGCTTTTTGGTTGTTTGTGTAATACTCCAAAGCTTCCACAGCTATGTCGAGTTGAGATTTAAACTTATGCATATCAACCAATGCTGCAATCTTATATTTACGCAACTCCTCATAAGCCGAGTATTCTATTACGTGGATTATTTCTTCATCTTTTAGGCACAATTCATCAGCTTCATTTGCATCTTGTAAGATATTAACAAATAAGCCTTTAACTACTTTGTCTTCAATTATCCAAAACTCTCTCGGCTTACTCATCCCCGCCCCTTATCGTCTATGTTAGTCATTTGGTCTCTTCATTTGCCAGAATAGATGACCTTGCATAAGGCCTATAAACCAACTTATCAAAGAGACAAATATAGGTTTATCATAGGCCATTTCGTAGATCATCCAACTAATAGTGGCCTCAGTTCCACCGGATAAAAACAAATATCCGTCGTAACCTAGCGTAATCAGTAGACACAGCCCTAAAAAGGCTAACGCATATCCAGCCTTATTCATTTTACAGTCTCCAGAGCGTTTAACCGACCTCTGCCTTGTTCGTCTTTAGACAAGCCAATGTCATCTACTCCTAACATCATACGACCTTGAGCAAGCATTAAAGCAATAGCACCGGACACATGAGGAGTGGCCATAGAAGTGCCTGACATGATCTCTGTGCCGCCTTTGTTGGAAGTTGATACAATGTCTACCCCTGGAGCTATTACGTCAGTCTCAGGGCCTCTAGAGCTAAATGAGGCTATTCTGTCTCTACTATCTGAAGCTGCAACGGCATATTTGCAGTATTTTGCAGGGTATCCGACATCGCCTCCGTCATTTCCGTTGGCACATACTGTGATTGCCCCTTTATTGTGAGCATATTGGATTGATTCATAGATAAGTTCATCAACACCATAACGAGCAGGACTACCAAGAGAAAGATTAATAACTTTAGCGTTTCCTTTATCGACACAGGCTGCGATTCCTCTAGCTATATCGGCAGAACGTCCAGAGCCCCATGAGTCCAGAACGCGGCTTGAGAATATTGGAGCCTGGCTAACACCAACGACAAAATGTTCATTGTTAATTGCGCTAATAGTACCAGCCACATGAGTACCATGCCCATTAGGATCACCGGTCGTCGGTTGTGATGAAACCGCGTTGTATTCTCCCACAAGAGGTATGTCAGGATGAGGTGCCACGCCAGTATCGGCAACACAGACAACAACATTTCTAGCATCATTAACACTTTGGGCCTCCAATGCTTTTACCTTACTAATACCCCATGGTATCACACCTTTGCTTGGTGTTGGGTCTAAATCAGGAGGATCTAATCTACAGGAGGATTGTGTTGTATATACTTTATTTTCCACGACTTTGTACTTGTCTGAGTTAATTAAAATAGGTTTTTCGTCTAGTACAGTCATGTTTTTAAAGTTGTCTTTTTCATACATTACATATTGAGTAGGTTTGGCAACACGAATTGCCTTATCTTTCACTTCATCTTTATAAACCGTCATTGTTGTTAGAATTGCTGCTGTTGTAGTAGCTGCGACTAATTTCTTTCTCATCTATTTTCTCCAATTCGGCTTCAATAGCCATTTGTTGTAATCTTAATTCACTTAATCTTTGTTCTAGTCTGGTTCTTTCTTCTAATACAGAGTTAAGTAACTCTCTGTAATACTTTCTCATAAATCCCCATAGTTAGAATTGGTCCAAACTTACCAATTTTAGTTGATGTATCTAGCACTTTAAAGAAGATTTCTTCCCCTAATACTTCTCTAAGGTTGTCCCATTGTTCCATACATGCTTGAATATATGTGTAGGCGTGTTTATCGCTTGTTTCTACTTGATATTCCATACCTTTTAGCCATTCTAGGTTGAGGGCATATATTTGACATGATGCTATGATTGATTCTGTCATTGTGGGTTCTCCTGTTTTAAGGTTAACAAAGAGACAGTCTTTTCAAGGGCTTCAATCCTTTTATTGAAAGTCTCTGTGTTTTTGTTTATTATTTTTTGATTCTTAATAGTAAGTTGCTGAAATCTTTTAACTTCTTGGAATAATACTGTGTGTTTATTTAAAACACCTGCCAGATGATCCAATATTTCTTGAATATCTCCCTCAATTAATTGAGTTTTCATAGAACGGCCAAAAGAATAATAGTTAGGGTTAATAAAGAAACTAATATCCCCACCACATGACCAAAATGATATAAATGGCCACTAACAGGTAAATATTTTCTAGGCTCTGTCCAAATATTAATCCATGCATGTCCTATATCTCCAATACCTCTTTGTAGGGTTAATAAGCGTTTCCAATCTGTCCACCATCTTTTAAAGAAATCTTCAATACTTACGCCATCTTTGTCTGGCTCCCAGTTAAATAGCATCTTTGGCTCTCCATATTTTATTAGGTTTACCTGATTCGGGATTGATCTTAGTTCCATCATTTATGATCTTACCTTTTCTGTGTAACTCTGTCACACGTCCGCTAACACGATTAATGGGCCAGTCTAGGTAATGGGCTATATCGTTTAATGTTCCACCGTTTATTTCTTTGATTGCGTTTAAAACAGTGTTTCTTTTTTTATGAATTGTGGGTTGTATTGCATCCCATGCATTTAGTTGAGTGTTCATGTTCTCACCTCCTATAAAGATATTAGAAAGTGAGATCATAATAATTACAAATGTTTACGCATAGAATTATGTATTTTTACATAATGTTTAGCAAAAGAGTTCTGTATAAGGGCAGAAATCCAAGCCTAAAGACTTATTACAAATACCGTCTACATATTCATTCCATATATGGCCATTATGAGCTTTGATATGTTTTAGATTAATTTCAGGTGAATAAAGTTCTAATAACTCTTTAACTAGATCAACATTCTTTTTTTTCTTAAACCCTTTTTTAACCCATTTGTGCATCCACTCATTATAAGTATTAACGGTTAATAAAGAGTCTGAGTAAATTGTTAATGATTTACCTTCACAGTATTTAATGGCTTCAATTACTGCTTTTAATTCCATTCGATTATTAGTTGTTTCTTCCACTAGACCATAATTTTCATGTAATAAAGTATTATTATTAACAACTATGAAAGCCCAAGAACCTTTGCCGGGATTTGGGTGACAAGCACCATCTGTATATATCTCCATAATTTAGTCTCCTATATATACTTTATATACTTATTGAGTTTTCTTGTAAAACCTATTTTTTTTTTAACTCTTATTGTTATTGAGTAACATTAGGAACGGATAGATGCTTGAGCTGGTTGAAGTTACACAATCCCCTAGAACATCCAAAAATGAATGAACTAGGAGTGCGTAACTAACACTAGGACTCGGTGAGTGAATCGCAGTATATTGGATTAAGTTTTATATAGCTCTTAATCATTTGGTAATTCGGACCCTATTTGTCACTTGCAGCACTATAACTACACCACCACACACTTACCAAAACACCAACTAGAGCAATCCTATTCTTTTCTCTCTAGGTCTATCCAATCATGCTATCTCGACTTACTATCATTCTTCCGAGTACATGAAAGGCTAAGTTGATGCCACATCATGTTTGGAGCTTTGTGGTTCCCGTGGTAGCTCCTCATTTACTAGACCCCACCGTTTTTAGCCGTCGATCTAGTAAAATCATAATAATTACAACACACCACACAAATCAAGCATTATTTATTTGAATTAATAAAAATCTGTACATATAACTAAGTCAACAAGGAGATAAAACATGTTAAGAAACTTACTAATCACACAAAAGGGACTATCATCTAGGGAGGCTGAGATAGCTGAACTAATCACTAGAGGAATGTCTAATAAAGAAATAGGTAATCATTTATTTGTAACTACTAAGACTGTAGAGTTCCACCTAAAGAACATTTACAAGAAAATGCACCTAAGAAGCAGAGCCCAGCTGATAGTCTGGTGTATGCCTCATTTTGCATTTGAAACACCTAAACAAATAGCTAAATACCCAGTAAACTTAAGCGAGGAGAGATAAAATGAGAATCACATCAAAAGACTTTTACAATGTAGCAGATAGACTTGAATCAGTAATGGGTGTTAAGCTTACTACTAACGTATGGCATAAGCATTTCTCTGTTTATACCTGTGGTAAGAACCCTCACACATGCCAAGATCAATTAGTATCATCAGACACAGCACGAGATGCTTGCGACCAAATGTGGGCCATCCTCAACGCTCTAGAGGTAATAAAAAGAAATGAATCAAGAAAAACTGCTTAAACTACACCAACAAATACTTAAATCAACACTACGCATTAAATACTGGGAGAGATACCATGAAATACAGAACAAAACACTCGAAAGATACACCGGTTATCGAATTGTTAATAAATCTAGATAGATCAAATAAATACTACTCAAGAGAGGATATAGTTAAGAGACTACGCAAGAAAGCCTCAGAGCTTGATTTAAAGCCTCCTGGTGATTATATGAAGGTTTATTTGCGATCTTTTGATAGATACGAATACTTCTTACTAGACCATTAATAGGCCAGTTTGCCCGTAATATGCTTGATTAATTCCTTTTGTTTCTTATATGCTTAGTATATGTCAGCTAAGAAGATGCATAAGGATGAGTTCCCAACTAGAGATGATCCCAAGGCCAAGGGTGGTAGGGCTGTAAAGCCTATAGAGATCAGTCCTGAGAAGATGGTGGAGCGTTTGGCTTTCCTTCACATCAATAAGAAGGACATAGCTACTATCATGGGTATCACTGTAAAGACTCTTAATAGTAGGTTTGGTGATATATATAACAGAGGTCTAGTCCAGGGCAAGAGAGCTGTAAGAAACAGCTTGTTTCAATCCGCAGTAGAGCACAATAACACCAAGGCAGCTATGTACCTTGATAATAAGGTCAATGCAGACCCTATTGAAAATGCTGAGGATTTGAGTAATAAGTTAGAAGAATTAGGTAAGCAGCTCTATGACGTAGCCAAGAAGGGCAAAAATGGATGAGTGGGGCAAGGATAGCAAAGGTATAATAGGTCGCAAGGCTCTACCTACAGCTATTCAAAGGCAGAGATACAGACATTCTTGGGGGAGTGGCGCAGAGGGAAAGTATTATCTAGATGAGCAGAGGTTAGCAAGGCAGCTTCCAAGCAAAGAGGATAAGGAACAGCCCGACTATTATGAAGGCGACGATCATTGGGTAGATGCTACTAATGAGGAATATATGTCAGCGTTTAAGCAGCTTGATGGAGAGATCCCAATGGATGAGGTAAAGGCCTTAGTTGATTACAAAATGGAGCATGGAACCTTGAAGGGTTTAAATATGAGTGAACACCTAAAGACGAAGCTAGAATCAAAGGGCTATAATGAGTGATTACGGAGTAAACCTACAGAGAGCTTTAAAGAACCAAAGAGAGCGTAATGTGGGGGTAAAGCAGAGGTATTTAGACTCAAAAGACCAGGTAGAGGCAGGGCTTGTTAGGGGAGTGCCAGCAGGACAACAGACAACTCCTCCAGTAAACCAGATGATGCAAGAAGAGGGAGTCTATGGGGTTCATGATCCTTTACCAGTAGAACCAGACACATCAATGAGGCCTGAGAGTCAGAGGGAGCGATTTGGTTCACCATTAGAGCGTGTATTATACGAAAAGAGATTAGAGAAAGACACATTGAATAGCCCTAATCCTGATGATGGATTATTGAAGATACTGGATTATAAGAAGAAAAGAGTAATTTAGTGACCCACACACAGACTAGGCTCAAATACTACGATATATGTTTAGGATGCATTGACAAGTTCAAAGGTATTCCAATAGCTCCACCTTCACCGACCAAGAGGGGTAAGTGTCCGTATTGTAACAGTAAATCATTATTAATGGCTGTCACTGATTATAGATGGCCAAAGGATGTAAAGGTATTAGAAGGATGAAGTACAAAGTAGAGATCATAATACTAGGCTTATTATTTATAGGGATGATGGTAGCTTTAAATGCTTGTGGTAAGAAAGAAACTGTTTATGTGGAGCCTACTACTCAACAAAGGATAGTATGCAGAGACAAGACTTTAACCGAGTACAGGCTATGTATGAGGCAATGTACTTATTGCAAGGTATGTTATGACCCAGTATGTGAGATCAGATGAAGTGTAGATACTGTGGGTTTGAGACCAGAGATCCAATAGAGGTTAAAAACAATAGAGTTAT